CGTCCTTCTTTTTTTGCTAGACCTTTAAAAAAAACCGCTTCAAACCCAGGATTTGCGAATGCCTAAAAAAGAAGCTGCAGCGACTTACACAAAGATTGAGACGTTGGTGCCGTGGTCTGAAAACCCACGTTTAAACGATTTAGCTGTTGCAGAAGTTGCAGCATCGATAAAACGTTTTGGCTTTGGTGCTCCAATAGTTGCGCGAAAGGAAGACTCTATGGTCATCGCGGGTCACACGAGGCTGAAGGCCGCGAAGGTTTTGGGCCTGGAGACTGTGCCCGTTCGATTCTTAGACCTGGACCCAATCGACGCGAAGCTTCTGGCGCTTGCAGACAACAAGCTCAACGAGGTTGCTGAATGGAACGATGACCAGCTCGCTGAAATCATGCGCGCCATCGACCCGGACGCCCTTGCGGGTCTGGGCTGGACGGATGAGGAGCTGCAAGCGCTTCTTGCCGAGGACTCACCAGAATCAGACACCATCACCGAAGAAGAACCAGAGCCTGACTTCGCCATTCCCGAAGAGCCCACCACCAAACCGGGTGACGTGCTCACGCTGGGTCGCCATACCCTTCACTGCGGTGATTGCATCGAGGTCATGAAGGGTCTCGATGACAACAGCATCGACGCCATCTGCACAGACCCGCCCTATGGTATCGGCTTCATGGGCAAGGATTGGGACTGCGCTGTACCCGGTGACGCATTCGCAGAACAGGCGCTTCGAGTGTTGAAGCCAGGGGGCCACATCATCGCATTCGCAGCAACGCGCACAGTTCACCGCCTGACCGCAGCACTTGAGGACGCAGGGTTTGAAATACGCGACCAGATAGCGTGGTGTCAGTGGCAAGGATTCCCAAAGTCGCTCGATGTATCGAAGGCGATTGACAAGCACTTTGGAGCGGAGAGGGAGGTGGTGGGCCACAAATATAGCGGCATTGCCAATGCGGAGGAGAAAAACCGACACACCATTGGCGCCTCAAAGTCGGTCAAGGTTAGCATCACAACCCCCTCCACCCCAGAAGCCATCTATTGGAACGGATACGGCACAGCCTTAAAGCCAGCATACGAACCGGCAGTTCTAGCGCGCAAACCACTAGACGGAACCGTTGCCAACAACGTCCTGACGCATGAAACCGGAGGGCTCAACATCGACGGGTGCCGGTTTGCGTATGGTGATACGGCTTGGCCGGGCCCATCGGGTGACCCTGGTGAGATGGATGCGTCGTTTGCACCTAACGCTCGATATGGAAAACTGGACTACAACGCAGGAGAGATTTGGGCCTCATCATCAGGAGGCCGCTTTCCAGCAAACCTTTACCACTGCCCCAAACCATCCAGGGGCGAGCGTGAAGCGGGGTGTGATGATCTAGGCGCTGTCAGCGGTTCGGATGCGGTCAACCGAAAACCAGATACGGCAGGGGTCAACAACCCCAGAGCAGGCGCAGGCCGCACAGCCTCCACCGTCCACAATTACCACCCAACCGTCAAACCACTCAAGCTGATGGAGTGGCTTGCGCGTTTGATTCTGCCGCCATCGGGTGGCGTCATCTTGGAACCGTTCTGCGGGTCTGGAACTACGCTCGCAGCAGTTGAGCGTATTGGTGAAGAGCATCAGTGCATCGCCATCGAGATGGAGCCCAAATACTGCGACATCATAAAAGCCAGATGGGAGCATCATGCCAAGCGGTGACAAGCGCAAATACGGGTTGAAGTACAGCGAAGCCGGTCATCTTCGGATTGTGCAGGCCGTTAAGTTAGGCGCAACCATGGATATGGCAGCCAAAGCAGGAGGCGTATCCGTTCGCACGCTCAGGGCTTGGCTAGCTGACGCTCGTAGAAATGGTGAAGAAAGCCCATTCTACAAACTGCTCCAAGATGTACAAGAAGCGGATGGGGCGTCTGGTATCAATGCACTCGCCTGCATTCAGAAGGCAGCGAAGGAGGGTAAGTGGCAAGCGGCAGCCTGGTTGCTCGAAAGGAAGCACGGATTCAAAAGGGACGGGGTCAGAGAATCACAGCCTGATGCTGTAGCCCTTCCGGGTAGCCTCGAGACCCATCAAAACGAACTCATCGCAGAGACTAGGCGTCTCCGAATTGCGGCGCAGAATTCCGGCTCTCATGTCGCAGCAGCGAACCTGTTGAGGATGGAGCACGAAATGGTACACCAGGCGCGCGAGGAAGCAGAGAGAGCGGCAGCACGGACCCTAACTGATGCCGACCATCAGGCTCTCTTAGACGTGATTCGGGGCGCCACCTCTGACCTTCCCAAGAAGGTCCTCGATGAGGTTCACGCGATTATTGAAGCTCAAAGGAAGAAAGCGTCTTGAGTCTCCAAGAACTAGCGCAGGCATTCAAAGCCACAAGCGAGCGCGCGAATCGCGAACCGCTAAAGCATATGCGCTGGCTCCCTGGCCAGCAGGCGTTTCTGTCTGACCCGTCACCCCGTAAACTCTTCCGAGCTGGGAACCAGGCGATGGGCAAAACGACCTGTGGTCTGGCGGACGTGGTGTTCCGATGTTTGGGAGAGCACCCGTTTTTGGATGTGCCCACTCCGCCCATCGAGGCGTGGGTCCTGTGCGCTTCATGGAGTCAAAGTCTGGCAGTGCAGACCAAGTTGTGGGACATGCTCCCGAAGCACCGCGTGCACGCGGATACGGAGTTCTGTCCGGTCCGGGGTTTCCGTGGGGTTATGCCTGCTGTTCGTTTCGACAATGACAGCATCATCCGGATCAAAACAACGGGACAAGGTGGTCTCGCGCTCTCCGGCTCCACCATTCACTGCGCGCTTTTCGATGAGCCTCCTGCTAGCGCTCGCGTCTTCAGCGAGGTTCAAAAACGGGTCATGCACGCAGGGAGTCAGGGAGTCGTTATGCTATGTCTTACTCCGGTCAACGCTCCAACGGATTGGTTGAAAGCGGCTTGTGCGAGCGGGTTGATCAAAGATATTCACTATCGGCTGGAGCCACAGAACATGATACCGGTGGGGCACACGGAGCCCCTTCGTCTGAAAGATGGAACGGTCTGCGATCAAAAATGGATAGACCAGATTTTGAGCGAGACGATGGCTCATGAAAGGAACGTGGTTTGTCATGGAGAGTGGGAGATGCGCGCCACAGGGCGCGTGTTCACGGACTTCCGGGACATTGAGCACGTGACCGCTGAGTCTCCACGATGCCAGGTTGATCTAGCGCTCGGGGTTGATTGGGGAGATGGAAAGTCATTCAGCCAGACCGCGATTCTCTGCGCGGTGGATTCTAGCGGCCCGTTTGAGAAGGTCTGGGTCCTGGACGAATACGTGTCCGAGGGGTCAACCCTCATTGAAGACGACGCGCGCGCCATACAGGCGATGTTGGCGCGCCAAGGAGTGGAGTGGGGAGACCTCGACTTCGTTTATGGGGACAGGGACTATTCGGGGCGCCGAAGGGGCGCCACCAGGAAGAGTAACCGTGATTTGACGGACGCCGTGTCAAAACTGCTAGGGATACCGTCGGGCCGATTGCGACCGGCTGTAAAAACCGCAAAGACGGGCCATGGTACGGGCACCGGATCGGTTCATCGTGGCGTCCGTTTCATTCACTACGCGATGGTGAGGGCTGGTCACTTTCACATCAGCCACAGGTGCAAGCGTTTGATTGCATGCCTGAAAAGATGGGAATTGCGCCGCGATGACGAGTACAAACATTCCATCGACGCGCTCAGGTATTCGCTTTCACACTGGATTTTTAAGAGACGGACCTCAGATGGGACGGTCGTCAGAATAGGAGCATGAAATGAAATTTGTCCAAATGCCGGTCATCCCAATCCCGCCCGACCTTGTTGAGGCTGAGAGATGGAGCCACACCCGTCTCCGCCGAAGGATGCTTGACGGGGAATGGAAGCAGGACCTTGAAGACAGGATTCAGGCGCAACTAGGCACAACGCGAAGAGAGGCCTGGGGTGCTGTTGACATGTCCGCGAACGTCTTCCGGGTTGTGTGTCAGGCGCTCTCGGCGCTGTATGACAGGGCGCCCCGGGTGGTTCATATGGATGATGCGTCGGACTTTCTGGGCCCACGTGGAGCGCTGGAGGAGTCTGGGCTATGGTCATCGATGCGACGGTTTCAGAGTTGGGTCATCGGGTGCCGAGAATACCTGATGCGGGTGCACGTGGCGCCCGACGGGAAGATTCGATACCGTCCCGTCCCTCCCGACATGGTGCACGCGGTCGCTTCGCCAGACGCTCCGGACGAGCCGGTGAAGATAGTTGAGATGCGAGCGCGGACAGACAAGCAGGGAAATCCAGTGTGGACCTATGATGTGCTGGACATCTCGGACCCGTATGACCCCATTTACAAGATCTTTTCTGCGAAAGGTTTTTATGAAGGGCATGCGGTAGACCTCACAGAGGAATTCCTTGGTGAGGAGATGTCTGGGTTTCGGTATCCGTATGTCAAGGCGGACGGGACCCCAATTCTTCCATATCAGCTTTATCACGCTGACCGTCTGGGTGATCGGCTGTTTGATCCAAAAGAGATGGTGGAGTGTCTCGACGGAAGTCTCAATCTAGCCGTGGGGTACTCGATGTGGTTCCACATTCTCAAGTCAAGTTCGTGGCCGCAGCGCTATTTGGCCAACGCCAAAGTATCCGGGCTTGACATCTCTGGTGGAAACAGTCCCCGGGCTGAAATTGTCACAGACCCAGCGGCTGTGTTGATGCTGGAGGGGCTGGAGGAGGGGATGCAAATTATGGCGGGTCAGTGGCAGCCCGGGGGAGATGTCGAGAAGATAGAGCGCGCGCTTCAGAATTTCGCGCAACGTCTGGCGCAGGATGCAGGGTTAAACCCTTCAGAGGCACAGCGGATGTCCGGGAATGCTCGTTCGGGGTATGCCATCGCGATGACGAACTCTGGGAAGCGTGAAGTGCAGCGCCGCTATATGCCGCAATTTCGATGGGCAGATGAGCAGTTGCTAGCCCGCACCGCAGTCCTGAGCAATCGAGCAGCGGGTACGTCCTTTCCGGAGGACGGGTATGAGATCATTTATACGGAGATTCCGCTGTCAGGAAGCGAGAAAGAAGCCCGCCGGAAGGACGTCTTTGAACGTCAGGACCGGGGTCTCATTTCGGACGCTCAGGCAAAGGCCGAGCTGGAGGACGGGATGTCAGTCGAGCAGGCACAGAGAGAATTAGCATTGTTGCGGGCTATCCGCAGGGAGTAGAGGACAGATGAGTGAAGAGAAAGAGGAGTTCAGCGAGCGTGTCAACGCGCGCATTCGGAAGTTGGTTGAGCGGGCGAAGGAAGCAGAGGCCAAAGCGTCTGAGGCTGTGTCAAAGTTGACAGCAAGTGAGGCACACATCGCCACACTTGAGAAGACCATCACACAACATCAAGACCTAACCGCGCAGATCGCGCTCAAGGATGAGGAGATAGCCGGGATCAAACGCGGGTTCGAGACAGAGCGTGCCGTGCTCGGGGCAGGAATCACGGACCCGGAAGGGGTGGAGATGGCGAAACTGTTCCACTCCAGGCTGGGGGAAGACGCGCCACCCATGTCCGAGTGGCTAGCGGGGGACTCATTACCCAAAGCAGTGGCCGCCTATGTGCCTGCGGCGCCATCGCCCGTTGCTCCTCCTGCGCCGGACGCTCCAGTGGTGGCGCCTACGCATCCTGTGAACGCCAATGCAGGCGCTGCGCCACAGCCGACCTACGAACGGAAGGCAGACCTGAAGCATGCTTTGCAAAACCCGGAGTACTACAAGGCGAATCGGCACCTGTTTGTGACGGAAGACGGGAAAGCTATCAAGTGAGGGATTGACATTTTGTCAATCACCCAGTAGGTTAGGGATGAACATCAACCCAGTGGTTCCGGGTCGCACCCGAAATAGCAGAAAGAACGCCACATATTTGCTATTTCGGAGACCATAAAACCATGGCTACATATTACACCGACATTGCGGACCTGCGACTTGCCGCAGTACTAGCCGCAGAAATTAGACTCCTCCTTGCCGATCGCGCATCCCTCTGGAGAAATCCAGCAATCGCGTACCTAGGCGATCAATCAGGGAGCGGTTCCACCGTTCGCAAAGTCCCTTTCGCGGGCCTTTCCGGTTATGACTCGATGGCAGCGATTGCAGAGAACGCATCCGCCACAGACACAGCCATCACTGACGCATCCGTCAATTTGACCATCGCGCGCCAGGTGCTGCAGCGCTCCATCAGTGACCTTGCAAACTTGACGGATTCAGTAGGACTGAACGTTGCTCGATTGGCGCAAGATGCCGTTGGAAGCGCCGAGATGCGCTTTACGGAGATGATCTGCGCAGCGGGCGCAGGCTTTACGACGGTCGCGGGCTCGACAGGCGTGGACATGTCCGTCAATGACTGGTTCTCGGCTCAGTTTGCTTTGACGCAGGCTAGCGCAACGGGCCCAGCCATTTGTGTGCTTTATCCGACACAATGGACAGACTTGCAGACATCCCTTCGGGCTGAGGCGTCAAACCTGATTGCTTTCTCCCCACCAGATCGAGAACTTCTGGACCTGAAAGGCCAGGGCTATGTCGGTTCGTTTAATGGTGTTGACTGCTACGTGTCGACTAAGGTCCCGACAGCAAACGCCGGAGCAGATAGTGCCGGGTTCATGGCTGTGCAGAACGCTATTGGCTACGTTGAGGGCTCCGTCACTTCTATCCGTGGTGGCAGTGAAGTTATCCCCATCGCGGGCACCCCAATCTTCACCGAAATCAGCCGCGACGCAAGTGGCGCGCTGACTAAGCTGGTTCACAATTATTACGTGGGAACCGGCGTTTTGCAGGATGGAATGGGCGTGGCAATCATCACAGACCGCTAAGACTGAAAGGTTTTGGGGCTGGCTCTGGGGTTCACTTGTGGTGTCCTCCGGGTGGGTCCCAGACCATCCCCATTTTTGAGGAGGACACGACATGGGAAAAGACTTTGGAAACACAACCCCAGAATTCGCGACTAGCACCCCAACCCCACTCACGGGTGCGGGCGCAAGTACGCGTCTCCGGATGGCGCCATCGCCTAATTTCCTGTATTGCCACCACCCGGAACGGTGGCAAATCATGAACGGTGAAGTTTTACCAGTGCTCCATAAATTGAACCGTGACCCCGGGGTGTCCAACGTGTCCCCCAAGAACGGGGGAGATATGTCTCCCGCCATAGGGACAAAGGTCAAGAACGGGTGGACTATCATCCCCCATGATGTCATTCCCGGAGGATACGTCAAAAAGTACGACGGGGCATATGGTGCCGTTCATCTGACCATCTGGGAGACCCCTCGACAGATGGGAAATCGAGCGTATGACCCCAAGGTTGACAGTGAAGGGTATCAAGCGTTCCTCCGAGACCTGGTCAAGCGGGGCATCATCTCTCCACCTCCTGAGCATGTGTTGGAGATTCTGGTCGATAGAGCAACTGCCATCGTGGAGCGGGCTGCACCCTTCACCGCCACAGAAGCGGGAAAGAAGGTCTATGACAAAGCCGTGAGCGACCTGCATGCGGTGGAGGTGGCGTGCGGATTCCGTCCGGCACCCAAACCAAAGGCAAAGCCCCGGAAGCGAAAGAGGGTGGCAAAGGCACCACCCAAGGTGGAGGAAACGGATGGATGATGGTCTGAAATTCTGGCGCTCGATTCTGCCTGACCAAGTCACCGGAGAGGGTGAGCCTGGAGAGGTGACGATGCGCACCAGGATTGACCGTTTCACGGGTCAGCTCGTTGACGCAGGCCACAGCGTGGAGCGCGCCAGGTCGATCGCAATCGACTGCGCGAAGAAAGAGGACCGACGGAAATGAGCAACGAGCCCACAGCCCGATTTGAGATGCCTGACCTGCTAGAGCGGGACACAGACAACACGCTGACCCTGGATGTGTGGTTTGATGGTGCGCTTGTCACCGATGCGGGCACAACGGGCACCATTACCATCACGGACAGCGGTGGGACGGTCAAGGTGGGACCCACAGCGTTCTCCATCGTCTCTTTGCGTCCAACACACACCGTCTCTGCGGCTACGCTTTCTTCCGATGACTTCGGGGAAGGTTGGACCGTTGAGTGGAACGTCACGCTGGCCACGGGCGAGGTTTATATCTTTCGAAATGAGGCGGCTCTGGTCCGACGGAAACTCTACCCGGTTGTGACTGATTCGGACCTGTTCAGGCGGGCTAGTTCGCTGGACCCAAGCGGGACCAACCCTATCACGACCGTGTCTAACTTTCAGGACTACTTGACGGAGGCATGGGTAACTATTCAGTTACGTCTCTGGTCATCCGGAGACCGGCCAAACCTGGTCATGAGTCCGGCATCACTTCGAGATGTCCACCTGTTTCTGACGCTGTCTCTCATCTTCCGAGACCTGTCAACTCGACTTAATGAAGCATATTTCGATCACGCTGAGCGGTACGCGGGGATGTATGAGGGAGCATTCACTTCGCTAAAGTTCCGCTATGACACGGGCAGCGAAGACGGGGTGGCGGATTCGGACATGCGCCGGGGCGCCACCTCTTCCGTTTGGCTCTGTGGGAGGCGCTGATGGCGGTTTTGTCGGTGTCCGCTGTTCGAAAGCGTGTCCAAGATCAAATCACAACGTCTCTTTCCGCCCAGGGATGGCGCGTCTCTCGCTTTGTGCCTGAGCTGTTCGCTCGGGACACGGACCAGATTGCGCCCCGGATGTTTTCGGTTGGCGTCCTATCGACGCGTCCCATCGGTGACAGACAGAGGGTCACAACCGGGACAGTCGTGGAAACGATGCTCTCTGTTCGTTTCTGCTGGCGACTCCGCGCTGACAACCAGGTCCAGGACTATGATTCAGGGCTTGATGCGGAGGAGGACCTATGCGCGGCTGTGATGTCAACGTCTTTGATCAACCTACACCTGAGGCTCGACCTCATCCCAGATCGTCAGGTCTTTGGTGATGGGAATTGGTTCTTAGGCAATCTCATCTTTCGAGCACAACACCGAATTCCATTAACCTAACAACATTCAAATTTTCACCGCAATCGGGTCACTCCCGTCATCCAGTGCAAACGCGGAACCAAGCACTGGAGACAATCATGGCCCTTTCAAACGTGGTCAAAAACTTTCGAGACGGGTCCCTTGTCATCAACGACGGAACCGGTACTCCCATTTCCATCACTGTTCAATTTGATGAGGGCGACTTCTCAATCTCTGGACTCAAAGCAAAGCTTGCAGAGACGACGGGATATGAAACCCGTGGGCAGTTACGCTCTGTCCGACACACGACACGGGTCTACCCTACAGGGTCATTCACCTGTATGATGGCGGACCTTAGTGAAGCTACAACCGGAACCGTGGCGGACGCGCTGATGAAGAACGGAGCGTTCTCCGCAGGCGTGAGCACGCTCGGCGCCAATGCCGAAGTCTACACCGTTCAAATGGTGTTCACGGTGGCCGGCGTCGTGCACGGTGACGCGTCAAATGCGACTTTCACCCTCAATGATGTCGAAGGAGTGGTGGACTTCAGCGAAGGAGACCCAGACCAACTGAGCATTTCGTTCACTGTCTGGGGCTCTATCACCGGCGACCTAGCAACTGCCGGATAGCGCAGCCAAGGAGGACACCATGGCAAAGAAGAAGAAAGCCGAGAAGCCGAAGGAGTACACCATCACCGATCGAACCGGACAGCATACGTTCAGGTTGGCGCCACCCGCGTCTCCTGCTATTTGCACGTCGATTGTTGTGGCCGCCAGTTCCAACCAAATTATGGGACTTTCAGCGGCTCTGGGCGCGTGTTGGAGAGGGGCCGGTAAGCCAGAGGTCAAGGCGTCAAGCTTCGAATACAACTTTCTGAACTATGGGCGCGCGGTATTCGATGAGTTGCACGCGCGTGGCGTGAACAGTGACGAACTGATGGAGGTCTCGACGCAGGCCTATCTGAAGTGTCTTGAAGTTGCCATTCCTGCTGCGGGGGAGGTGGAGGCGCTTGCGGATTTTATCGAGGGAAGGGAGGAATCGACTTTGTGATTCTGGACATTGAAGCCGGCTGGTCCAAAGAGCCTGGGTGGTTTCAGACTTTGAGTGTTGAACGTCAAACCCAATTGTTTGCATGGTGGAAAGTGAAGCATGAGCATAAAGCGCACGCGTAGGAAAACGACAATCCGCTCCGGCTCCCGGAGTGTGACGGTGTCCAACACGTTGACCATTCAGGCAGAGCAAATCACGCGCGATGTTCCTGAGGACCTCCGGAGGTTTCTGGGTTCACAGATAAACCGATGGCGTTCCGACATCGCAGCCAGTTGGCCCCGAAAGACGGGCCGAAGCGCTGAGTCAATGAGCGTGATGCCTCCCACCATAGTGTCAGGGCGCATAGTGGCCGAGCTCTACAATGATGCCGAGCGGCCATCAGACGGGGCTCGATATGCGTATGACATCCGGGTCAATGGCGAGCGCGTTTGGGAAACTGACGTGGTTCAAAGACTGGAAAGCGAAACAGAAGGCCTGGTGTCCAGAATGATGGAAGACTTCATGCGCCGCACGCGGGTGAACTGATGGCGCGTCGTGAAACCATCGAGGTAACTTGGAACGTCGACATCTCGGAGATCGTGACGACACACGCGCGCGTCAAAGGTCTTGACAAAAAGCAGACCAAGAGCTTCCAGAAAGAACTGACCAAGAGGGAGAAGGCATCGGAGGCCGCTCGCAAGAAGGTGGAGGCCGCCACCAAAAAACAGATTGGGGCTTTCAAAAAGTTTGGTGATGCGGCCTCAGGATCGGTGGGCAGCGTCACGTCAAGGCTGTTCAATCTGGGAGAGGGGATCAGTGACTTTGTGGGTGCTGCTGGGCCCGTTGGTATCGCTGGTCTTGCGTTCGCAGCCTTCGGGGCGGCTGGAGTTGCTGCGGTCGCCGGAATCGGTGCGGCGCTTGTGAAGGCAACGATTGCCATCAACGACTTCATTCTGTCAGCCAAAGACACGAACGACGAACTGAAGAAGCTTCAAGAGTTTGGGCTAGAGGACCCCATTCCACCACAGATGGTGAAAGAGGTGGAGCGATACTCCCTCATCTGGACGGGGATCAAGCGGACATTCCAGGAAATCAGTGTTGCTGTCGCGGGCAACTTGGCCAAAGACCTAAACGCGGTCACCTTTGAAGTCCTGGTCATCATGCGGATGGTGCAGAAAGCTGGAACGGAGTGGTTGAAAGTCAACTCCATCATCCGTGAGTCCATCGTGACCGAACTGCACACGCCCATTTTCAAAATCGTGACGGCTCTCCGTGGGATGGTGAAGCACTTCCGGGTCCTCACAAATCTTCCGGGACTGGGCAGATTTGCGTCCGCGTTTGACATGGCAGACGAAGCGCTGTCTGCGCTCAACAAAGACACACGGGACCTGATAGGCTCCGGGGTGGACAAGTTCACAAAGAAGCTTGCAAACACCGTTTCGCAAGACCTGGGAGGCGCTTATCGTCTCGCGCGTGGCGAGACCGCTAGCTATCTCCTTGCGCTCAAGGTCGCACAGAAAGCAGAAGAGGACCAGACAAAGCGAACGAAGGACTCAGCGGCGTCACAGCGACAGGCGAACAAACGAAAAGCGGAGGCAGCAAAGAGGGCCCGTGAGCAGGCGAAAGCGCTTAGGGAACTGAACGCGTGGATCAAAAGTGTGACCGGTTCCACAGATGGATTGATTGGTGCGTTTGTCGGATTCCAAGAGAAAGCCGAGGACGCGCTAGCTTCTCCCGTTGAGCGCATCAACCTGCAACTAGCCCGGGACCTGGAAGCGTTTGACGCCGCGCGCGCTGCGCTGAAGGAGCAGGAAGCGAAGATCGAGGTGTCCAAGTTGATGGCAGGGGATGGAGCGGACACCACACTCCTTGACGCTCAACTGGAAGCGGTCCGGGCAAAGCTTCAGGAATTCGAGCAGACTCGAGTCAACATGGTGCGGGCTGCGTCGGAACAGATTGGGGCAATCCGAGACGAGGAGGCTGCGCAGTTTGAAGCGTCTTTCTTCAATGCTGTCACTGCTATCACTTCGGCCGGAGAAGCACTGGGGAAATTTGCCAGCGTCATGGCTAAGCAGGCCCAAGACGGGACAGAGGCACAGAAGAAAGCATCGCGCGCCGCGTTCGCGATTCAGCAAGCCTCCGCTATTGCCACCATAACCATCGCAACTGCGCAGGCAGTCGCGCAGGCTCTAGCCGCAGGCGTTCCGCCATTCAATTTGATTCAGGCGGCTGCGGTAGGAGCAGCGGGCGCGGCCCAGCTCGGCGCCGTGATTGCTACTCCTGCCCCGACGTTCCACACCGGCGGAGCGATAGGCGGGTCGAAAATGGCACCGGATGAGGTGGGAATTCGGGCAAAATCAGGCGAAGGAGTCCTCACGGGGCGCGGAATGGATGCCATAGGAGGACGCCAGGGGCTCATTGACGCCAACCGGGGGGTGTCCAGGGCCCCAGAGTTGGTCATCGTTCAAAAGTACCAGCATCGAGCCTTTGGGGCTTTCACCCAGGACAATGTCCGGATGGTCAATTCTCCGATTCGCAAGGCCATCAAGGGAAAACGAAAAGTGGGACACAAGGGGTAGGCGATGGGAAGCGACAAATCACGGACGCATTACCAGGGGTTGGTCATTGAAGATGAGCGGATCTCAATCTGGGAAGCGGAGACGAACGCATCCGAAGCGGGTCCCAGACCGGGTGTGCCTGAGCCACTGAATCGAACAGGTATGACTTTGCAGTCCTACGGGTCCCAAAGCGCTAGCAAAGACCTCCGGATTCGGACCCAGCGGGGTGGATTTGCGGAGCCCGATGGGGCGGGATTTGTTTGGCGCTATGGCGCCTCTGGCGACTGGCGTGGGCTCGATGTCGCTGGCGCTATCTCCCACTATGAGATGCTCCGGTTCACAGACATGACTGTGCCCATCAAGTGGTCCGTTTTGCCACACGCTATCACGCTTCCAGACCAGACAATTCTGTGCACTTTCTATGACAGGGATGACTCGCTCGCTCTGCCGTTTGCGGTGGGAGTTGGGAGGCGCGCACCGACAGGTGGATGGACATGGGGAAGGGTCAACGAGACCGCCACACAGCCGGTCATCGGACAGGGGGATTTCAACCCGTGCCTGCTGTTGTTGCCCAGCGGGCGGGTCCTGCTGTTCCATTGGATTGAGGACCTGGTCAGAGAAGAGTGTCAAATCCGGATGTGGTATTCAGACGACGATGGCGCGACTTGGGCAATCGGTCAGGATAACGTCTTGGACAATCCGGTCTCCACTGTTGCTGGCGCCACGGGCTATGATGTCCGGCGGATTCGAGCGGCATATGGGGCGGGCCAGATTTTGCTGTGCTGCCACCTTCGGTCAAACAATCCAGCGCTGACGATGCGTGACGTGATTCGTCAATATGCTTCAGCGGATGAAGGGAATTCGTTCGATTCGATTGAGGAGTGGGAAGGAGACACGGACGCAGGGGGGTTTCCTTCCGTTGTGTTTTCGGGTGGCGCGTTTGTGGTGTCCTATATTGAGACCCGTCCGACTGTCCAGGGTCAGGCTACGGTTCGGATCGTTGGCAATGCTTACCAGCCCCTGTCAAGCGTTAGCCGAAATCGGTTGACGTTCGCTCCGGCATTTGGGAACGTGGTGGGCCAGTTCATCAACCAGGGGGACATGGCTCTGGCTTCTACCCCAGATGGGGCGCTTTACATCTCGGGGCGTGCGGTTCCAACCACGGCATTCTCTTCCTACGATGAGGACGGGGAGTGCTTCATGCTCCGGTCCGATGATTTCGGGTTGACGTGGGCCCCTGTAGGGCAGTTCAGCGGGTTTGGTGGTCTGGCTGGCCTGACCGGCGTCTGGTACAACGGCAACAACGCTACGACCTGTCCAGATAATCTGTGCATGACCTTTTCGCAGGGACGCATGGCTGTGCTTCACAATCACAAAGCGAATCCCGGTGTTGCTCCCGGTGTGCCCAATGAGCCCAGCCTGTCCGTGTCGTATTTGGGGGGGTCCTCCACTGTCACCCTTCCTGGGTTCCAGCGGTTTCAGACCGGGTATCGACGTGTGAACTTTGAAGACACTTGGCTGCCTTTCGATTTACCACCCGTGACTCCCACTCAGTGGGGTTCAGGCTGGACATCCGCCGGAGGGGCTACGGAGGTACTCGAAAACGGGAGGCTGGACCTTGGAGGAGGTTTACCCAACACCAGGACATACACGACTTCCACGCTGCCCGCAGGGCACACGATCGCCCAAGGAATCATTTTTAGCGCGTCTCTCGCTATTGTTGCTGGAGGCTCTGCCCTTGCGGATGATGTCGGGATTTTGGTGGTTCTGGATGATGGTGGATCAAATGGATTTTCTCTGACCATCAGATTTGATCAAAACGAAGTGATTTTCCTTGATTCAACCAGCTCACTGATCATCGGAACGGTTCCGATTCCCGTTTTAAACACTGGCGTTGATGTCCTCGTGGGGATGTCCTCCGGTGCGTTTTCCAGTTGGGTAAGGTCCCGCGATGACAGTCCAGACAGGTCTTGGACCACGGGGCCAAGCTCATCCTCTTTGACAAACACGGGGGGAGGGGCAGCGAGTCAGTTCACGTGGGGGAACATGGCCCCGTCCGGTGCCCTGTCTCGGTGGTTTTCCGTCCAGACCGTGACAGGGGAATACACCGGGCTTCAGTTGGCCGGAGGTCAAATAAATCCAAACGAATTGATGCAGCACCCCTATTCATCGACGGGGACCTATGTGGATGATGGGGTCATGGTCAAGGCCACAGACGGGACGACGATTCGAGCAGATGAGTTTAAGATCGCCACACGCTACGACTACGCGATTGAGAACATTCTGGACCCCAATCCACGGAAGACCTGGCGCAGCACGACGAAAAACGCAATGAACATCGGGCTGAACCTGTCGAGCCTGGGCAACACATCCCCGATGTGTGACATGATTGCGATCGCGGTATTCAATTGCAATTGGCCCGCTGCGAACTTCCAGGGCTACGATTCATCGACTGGCACGTGGACCACCCTGGCCTCTGTGTTCCTGTTTCAGGGGATGAATGGAATCACGTACACCCGTGAAGGGGACACGGTCATACCTGCCTCTGCCGCAGCGGCACAGCCCCTGTTCTTTGCTGGCGAGCTGGAGGGGGCGCTCTGGTCGTTTGGCACAACGACTGGTCACAAAATCAAAAGTCACCTGACGGGGAAATGGTCGAACGCTGCCACAACCAGGAGCGTTCAGTTTGTTCTCGATGGAATAACCGGTGCGGAACCAGCCAGCGGTGGGGCGATGATCAGTTCAAAGTCCGGGGTCTTCATCATCCAGCTCGGGGGCTCGATTTATCAGGGCTATCGTCTCCAGATGATCCAACCATCCATTTTCACGCCAGCCATGGCGGACGACTATTTCGAGATAGGGCGCTGCATCGTGGGCCCTGTGGTTGTGCATGGAGACCAGACTTCTTGGGGCAGGGTCATCGAGTCAACCAGCGGCGTCGAGGTCAACGAAGCCAGAGACCGGACCGTTCGGACTCGGAAGGTTGCCCCCACCAGACGCACCATCGAATACGGATGGACAGACGCGGTTGACACCACGGATGGAATGAATCCTCTGTCTGACGCTGACCCAGATTTTGTCATGAGTTCGGGTCAGGCCAGCGCGGAGCCCGTAGCGTTCGAGGACGTTGCACCATGGGACTTTGATGGTGTCTTTCATCTGTTGTCCGGCCCAGACAAACAGGTCGTCTATCTTCCCCGAATCACCAAGCAGAATCTGACACTGGAAGAGCCCTTGGTCCGAAAGCATCAACACGCTTTGTGTCGAATCACGTCCCCGGTCCGGCTGGAGAGCGTGCAGGGGGAAGAGATTGACACAGAGGTCATCCGGGTCGCAAACGTCATTTTCACAGAGGACGTCTGATGTTCAAGTCCTCCCGTCGGTTCTTCTGGTCCGAGCTGGGACCCCGTGATGATGTCTGCATGCTGTTGGAGATTGATTTCGCTGGACAAACTTTCAGATGGTCCACAAATCCTGTGACCATGCTGAATGTTGATTCAGAGCTTCTCCGGTTTGACGGAGGACTCAATGAGCTTGACTTCGGGGCAGTGCTTCAGACTCTGGCCGACACTCCCGATCAAGCATCAATATCGGTTGACCTGTTGTGGCCCGTTGATGTGGCCCTGTTGATCTCCCAGGGTCATGACCTGTCAGCGGCTACGGGTGAGCTGTCTGCGTGGGTGGAGGGGAAGACCTACGAAGACCGCCAAATCCTGGTCCGGGGACGCGTCCGACAACCGGACTATGGTGGATTCAATGACGTGGTGTCCTTCACGCTAGAAGAGGCGCCATTTCAAGACGTTGGAGAATGGCCCACCACATCAGAGCGAGTGGATGAGACCACCTGGCCCACCTTCCAAGAATCGGAGTCCGGCAGACCCTACGTGCAGGTCATCGGGCGCCCCGGAGTGTTCAGGAGAGCAAACGGCGTTGAACGTTATGATGTGGGCACCCGTGCAATGGTCGTTGAGACAGACCCGGCAGACAACACCCTTGCATCGACGCTCCTGGTGGCTGGCCACAAAATCAAATCAGAGACGGTCAATATTCGTTACGTTGGCGCAGAGGGCGCCACCCCAGACGAGGGATATATCGACTTCGGAGGGGCTGGATCGGTGGATTTGAACGGGCCCGTCGAATATGTGCAGGACTCCCTTGGACAGTGGGTGTCCGTGGTTCGAATCGACACGGCTGTGGTTGATGAGATTCGACGCGCGCAGGAGTTCCAGGTGCGGTGGGCGCAAGTCATCCCGGACAACAACAAGGGTGGTTTGGTTTGGTTTGATGAGGCGGAGGCAATCCGAGGAGCGGGGGACGTCATGCGATATGTGCTGATGCGCTCCACCCTGCGGGTTGATTGGGGCAGGTTCGAAGCGGTTCGGGCAAGGATGAACGCGTGGAGCCTAGACGGGTA